GATTACAATAGCTCATCTAGTTCAACAAGGTGGAACTGCATATTATAATTCAGCAGTTACAATTGATGGTAGTTCAGTAACTCCAGAATGGCAAGGCGGTTCAGCACCTACAGGTGGTAATGCTAGTAGTATTGACGTTTACACATATACTGTTATAAAAACAGGAAGTGCAACATTCACAGTTTTAGCATCGCAAACGCAGTTTGCATAATAGGAGGATATTAGAAAGATGCCAATTTTAGGTTCATTCGGAGCAGGATCAGGAAGAGGTTTTGGCCGTGGTGGTGCAGGATTTAAAGGATTAATAGCCACTGGCGGAACTATAACGGAAGACGGAGATTTTAGAATTCATACTTTTACAGGCCCTGGAACTTTTAGCGTATCAGAGTTATCTTCTGACCCAGCTTACGATGAACTTTCTTATTTAGTTGTTGCTGGCGGCGGTGGCGGCGGATCAGGGGCTGGAGGTGCAGGTGGATTTAGAGAGAATAAATCTGCTGTAGATACTTACACAGCTTCTCCTTTAAATGGTGCTACTCCAATTACAGCCACAGTAACAGGTTATCCAATAACAGTAGGAGGAGGTGGTGGATCATATACGACAGGTAGTCCTTCAATTTTTTCATCAATTACAAGTGCTGGCGGTGGCGGAGCAGGTGAACAATTAACTCCTGGTTTTGGAGGAGCTAGAGCTGGAAAACCTGGTGGTTCAGGTGGAGGATCATCTAGAGATTCAAATAATACTCCCGCTGGAACAGGTAACCAACCACCAGTAAGTCCTTCTCAAGGAAATCCTGGAGGTGTTTGTTTGAATTTTGGATTTGCTGGCGGCGGAGGCGGTGGCGGTGCTACTGCTCCAGGTCAAAATGGAGGTGGCGGAAGTCCAGGAGGTGGTGAGTTTTCTGGTAATGGAGGAGCTGGTGCGGGTACAGAAATAAACCCTGCTACAGGAACTCCAGGCCCAAGTGCACCTTTGAGATATTATGCAGGTGGAGGTGGAGGTGGTAATTCAACAGGAAGTAATTCTGGTACTGATAATCCTAATCCTGCTGCTCCAACTCCTGGTTATAGAGGTCAAGGAGGTGTTGGAGGAGGCACCAATGCATCCTCAAGTGGAGTTGCTAACACTGGCGGTGGTGCTGGTGGTTCTACTGGTGGTTCAGGAATAGTAATTATAAGGTATAAATATAAATAATATTATGGCTCATTTTGCAAAAATAACGGAAGATAATAAAGTTTTACAAGTTTTAACTGTAAATAATTCAGATGTGTTAAACGCTGACGGAGTTGAAAATGAAGCAGTAGGTCAACAATATTTACAAACACACAATAATTGGCCATCTCATTTGTGGATTCAAACTTCTTACAATACTCATAAAAACCAACATAGAAATGGAGGAACTCCATTTAGAGGAAATTATGCTGGTATAGGTTATGATTGGGATTCCGTTAATCAAATTTTCTGGCCTCCAAAACCTTATGATTCTTGGGTAAAATTAATTTCAGAAGCAAGATGGCAATCACCAGTTGGAGATGCTCCTGAATTATCACAAGAGCAAATAAACACAGGACATTATTATTCTTGGAATGAATTAAATCAAACTTGGGATTTACAAACATTCTAAATTAATATATATATCCAGTGTTGGTATGCAAAAGAAAGTTTTAGCAGAGCAAGCTTTATTTTACGGTGACATTTCAATGCCTAAAGGTTTTGAAATAAATTCTTTAAAATTATCTCAATCAATTTTTGAATCTTTTTATAATAAACAAAAATTTAGTTTTTCTAAAGATTGGGACAAATTAAATACATACATTAGAGATTATATAAATCTTAATTATGATATATTTTTAGTTAATAAAGATACTTGGGGAAATGCATATATACCAAATGAAATAACAGAACCTTTATTAAATGTAGACCCTGTTGATTTAAAAAATTCACCTGATTATACTTGTTTATATGGAATTAACACCATTGATTGTATGGTTACAATATATTATGATGATAATAGAAGAAAGGGAAGAAGTTGGAATATAGAATTAAAACACAATATGTTTATTATGTTTCCATCAACTAATATGTATTTTATATCAAATAAACAGAAAGATTCATTGAATTTTATACAGACAATAACCTATGAATATCTCTAAAGATTACAAAGTACTTAATTTTCCTTATATAAAAAAAAATATAAGCCATTTTAAAAAATATGCTAATTTAGCACATCAAAGATTTAATTTTGCATATGGTGATAAAACAATATTTAATCAAAAATCATCTACTTGGTTTTATAGATATTATAATATTACTTGTTTAACTTTTGGCTCTAGTCTTTATTATAAATTGTTTTCTGATTTACAAAAATTAATTAGAAAAACAGCAAACCATAAAAAACCTTTGTGGTATCAAAGCTGGTTAAATTTTCATAAACCAGATGAAGTTTTAAATTGGCACAGTCACGACGATTGTATTCTTCACGGATATATTTCAATAGACCCAAAAGAAACTGAAACAGATTTTAAAGAATATAAAATAAAAAATAAAATAGGAAATATTTACATAGGCAAACCAAATCTTAAACATAAAGTAAATGTTTTAAAACCATTTAACGGACATAGAATTACAATAGCATTTGATGTTATGGATGAAACAATAATTAAAAATTTATATAAAAAATATGGAGAGGTAGACATCAACACAGGTGTTCTACCTGTATATTAATGAATCTATCTAACTATTATTGGTATTTTACTTCAGCAATACCACCAAGAATTTGTGATGATATAATTAAGTACGGTTTATCAAAAACAGAAACTATGGCCAAAACAGGTGGTTATGAAGATAGAGAATTATCAAAACAAGAAATAAAAGATATGAAACGTAAAAGGAATTCTGATTTAGTATGGCTCAATGATCCTTGGATATATAAAGAACTACATCCATATATTAAGGAAGCAAATAGAGCTGCGGGTTGGAATTTTGAATGGGATGTATCAGAGTCCTGTCAATTTACAAAATATAAACTCAATCAATATTATGATTGGCATTGTGATAGTTGGGCTAAACCTTATGATAGAAAAGAACCTAATAACCCAGAACACGGTAAAATAAGAAAACTTTCAATGACTTGTCAACTTACGGATGGATCAGAATATGAAGGTGGTGAATTAGAATTTGATTTTAGAAATTATGAACCACATATGAGAAATGAATTAAAACACAGAGTACAATGTAAAGAAATATTACCTAAAGGTTCTATAATTGTATTTCCTTCCTTTGTATGGCATAGAGTTAAACCAGTGACGAAAGGAGTAAGATATTCATTAGTTATGTGGAACCTTGGATATCCATTTAAATAATATGCAAACATTTGAATTTTTTAAAACACCAATATACGTTGAAGGTAAGCCAGAGTTTCTTAAATCTTTAAACAAAACATCAGATAAATATATTAAAGACGCAAAGAAGAAAGAAAAAAAACATATAAAAAAATATGGTGATTTTGGAATAAGTTATTGTTCACCTACACTTACAATTGATAATAATTTTAGAGATTTTAGAGATTATATAGGATTAAAGTCTTGGGAATTTTTAGATTCACAAGGTTTTGATATGCAACAGTATACAACTATGTTTACTGAGATGTGTGTACAAGAGTTTGCTAAAAAAGGTGGGGGCCATATTTCAGCTAATATTCCTTCAAATCAACACGTGTCAGGTTTTTATTTTTTAAAATGTTCAGATAAAACATCTTATCCTATTTTTCACGATCCAAGAACAGGTGCAAGAGCTACAAAATTAAAAATAAAATCGATTGAAGATATTCCTAACGGGACAGAATTAGTTCATTTTAAACCTGAACCTGGAACCTTGATTATATTTCCAGGTTATTTAGAACACGAATTTTTAATAGATTTTGGTATTGAACCATTTAGATTTATTCATTGGAACATTCAAGCAGTGCCAAAAGGAATGGCTAGAGATGCATAAAGTAATAGATGATTATTTACCATCAGAGCAACATATATCATTAAAAAAATTAATGGAGAGTGATAATTTTCCCTGGTTTTTTAATAAAGGTAAGGTATTTGAAACTGATAAATTATTTGATTATCAATTTTTACATATTTTTTATAAAGAAGATAAAATAAATTCTAATTATTTTGATTTACTAAATCCTTTAATTAAAAAATTAAAACCATTATCTTTAATTAGAGTAAAAGCTAATTTAAATCCTATTACTAATAAATTGGTTGTAAGTGATGAACACACAGATCAAGCTTTTAAATGTAAGGCAGCTATATACTATGTAAATAGTAATAATGGATATACAATGATAGGTGATAAAAAAATAGACAGTAAAGAAAATAGAATAGTTTTATTTAATGCTAATGAAAAACATTATGGAACTAATTCTACTAATTGTAATAATAGAATGGTAATAAATTTTAATTATTTTTAATATGCAAAAAAATACAGGACAAATTTTTCCATTATTTTCTAAAGTTGTTTATAAAAACATTATAGATGATTTAGATTTTAAAAAAATAATTAATGAAATTGATGAGGAGTTTGTAGCATCGGGATATCGTACAAACCGTGATGTTTCTAACATTGCTATGTCATCAGTAGATAAAAATGTTTTAAACAATAAAAAATTTGAAAAAATTAAAAATAGAATTTTAAAAGAATTTAAATATTTTAATGATCACATTTTAAAGTATGAAAATAAATTTAAATTAACTACATCTTGGTTTACTAAAACCGAAAAAGGAAAAGAATCAAATTATCATAATCATAATAACTGTATGATTAGCGGTGTTTTATATTTACAAACAGATAATAAGTCTGGAAACATAAGTTTTAGAGATTACACTGACAAACGATTTAGAATAAATTCTACTGAATATAATATGTATAATTCTATGGATTTTAGTTTTGTTCCTCAAAATGGTTTGATTTTAATTTTTCCCAGCGAAATACATCATAAAATTTTAATAAATGAATCTAGTTTAATTAGATATTCTCTTGCCTTTAATTTAATCCCTTATGGAGATATTGGATTAAAAAATGATGACTCTTATTTATATTTAAAATGAAAGACATAAAAGAACATAAAAATTTTTTACCAATAGATCAATTTAATCAATTAAAGAATTTAATATGTAATTCAGATTTCCCTTGGAGGATAAGGAGTAAAATGACTCAAACAGATGAAAATATTTATTTTACTTATTGTTTTTATAATAAGAATGATATTACATCAGAGGCATACCGTGAATATATAATTCCAGTACTTAAAAATTTAAAATGTAAAGCCGTTGTTCAAATAAGAGCTAATTTATTTTTAAATAATTTATTTAAAAAAAGTGATTGGCACACTGATTATGATTTTGGATGTAACACAGCTATTTTGTATTTAAATAGTTGCAATGGAGGAACAGAATTAAAATTAAAAAATAAAATAAAATTTATAAAAGCAGAAGAAAATAAATTATTAATATTTAACTCTAATATATATCACAGGGTATGTAGTTCTACAGATGTAGATAGAAGATATATTGTTAACTTTAATTATTTTTAAAATGAAAATAAAATATAAAATAGTAGATAATTTTTTAGATCAAAATAAATTTAAAAAATTAAAAGAATTTTTAATGGGAAATTATATTCCGTGGTATTATCAAACCGTTGTTTCTTCCCCTAAAATAAATGAGGGTTATTATTTAACTCATATGTTTTTTAATGATACAGAGGGTGCAGCTTTTTCGCTTCCTTATTTAAAAGATGTACTTGATATACTTAAACCAGAAGTATTATTAAGAGCAAAGGCTAATTTTTATCCTAGTGGAAAAGACATTTTAGAACACGGAAAACACGCAGACTTTACCTTTAAACATAAAGGCTTTATTTTATCCATTAATACAAATGATGGTTTTACAAGATTAAAAGATGGAACAAAAATCCAAAGTATAGAAAATAGAGGTTTATTTTTTGATGCTTCTATTGAACATAATAGTTCAAATTGTACTAATACAAGTTCTAGAATTAATATAAATTTTAATTATTTTTAAAACAAATGTTGTTAAATCCAAATTTAAAAGTTAATAAAGTATCAAAAACTATAACAGTTGTAGATAATATATTTAAAGATTATGTTTTAAATATCTTAAGATTAAGAATGCAATTAGCAGATAAATTTGATCATTATTATAAAGAATATAAATCCATAAGCTATGGTTATGAAGATTCATTAACTAATGATTTAGCTAAAGAAATTTCTAAAAAATTTAAATTAGATGAATTTAAAACAGCTTGGTCATTCATATATGATAATAATTCTAAAGGTGTAGATTTTCACGCAGATCCATCAAATACAAATGTAAATGTTTGGGTTACGCCTAATGAATCCATTGAAGATAATTCTAAAAATGGTTTGTTAATATGTGATGTAAAACCACCTAAAAAATGGACAAGAGAACAATACAATGGGAATTTAAATAATTGTGTAGATAAATTTTTAAAAAAACAAAACTATAATATGTACAAAATAGAATATAGATATAATAGAGCTATCTTTTTTAATGGGGCTTTATTTCATAAAACAGATGATGTAAGAACCAAAGATGGAATATATAATAAAAGAGTTAGTTATACTATGTTATTTGGTAAACAATTAGAATGGAATTAGTATGAGTTTCAAGAAAAATAAATATACAGTAATACGTCAAGCAATAGATAAAGATTTAGCTATTTTTATTGCAAATTATTTTAGAATGAAAAAACAAGTGTATCAAACTTGTATACAACATAACTATATTTCTCCATTTGAAGAATTATTAGGTCATTGTGATACTAAAGATAAACAGATGCCAAATACTTATCATTGTTATTCAGACATAGCAATGGAAACTCTTTTACTAAAATGCCAACCTAAAATGGAAAAGGCAACAGAATTAAAATTATATCCTGCATATACGTATGCAAGAATATATAAAAAAGGTGATGAACTAAAAAGACACAAAGATAGATTTAGTTGTGAAATATCCACTACTATGAATCTTGGCGGTGATGAATGGCCAATATATTTAAGTCCAAATGAAAACGTTGGTGCTCCAAATGGTAAAAATATTACAACAGCTAG